CCTCGTCGAAGTTCGACGACGGCCGGATCGGGTGGCGCAAGCTCCCCGTCCGGGCACAGGACACGATCACCGAGTGGCGGCTCGACTCGCACGGCGGGATCGAGGGCGCGATCCAGCAGGACCCGAGCGCCGGGACGAACGTGTTCATCCCGATCGAGAAGTCGCTGCTGTTCCGCACCACGACCCGGATGAACAACCCGCAAGGCCGCAGCATCCTCCGCTCGGCCTACGTCTCCTGGTACTACCAGAAGCGCATCACCGAGATCGAAGCGATCGGCATCGAGCGAGACCTCGCCGGGATGCCGGTGGCGTTCGTGCCACCGCAGCTCCTCTCCGACTCCGCCACCTCCGCCGAGACTCAGGCCCTCACCGCGATCAAGGAGATCGTCCGCAACATCAGGCGCGACGAGCAGGAGGGCCTCGTCTTCCCGCTGGCCTACGACCACGAGACCGGCAACCTCGCCTACGACATCAAGCTCATGTCGACCGGCGGCCGCCGCCAGTTCGACACGAACCAGATCATCTCGCGCTATGACACCCGGATCGCGATGACGATGCTCGCCGACTTCCTCCTCGTCGGCCACGACCGCATCGGAGCGCAAGCGCTCTCGGTGTCGAAGATCGAGCTGTTCCAGGACTCGATCGCCGCCTACCTCGCCTCGATCGCTGACGTACTGAACAGCTACGCCGTGCCTCGCCTCATGCGGATCAACGGCATCGACCCGGCACTCGCCCCGACGATCGCATACACCGCACCACGCGCACCCGACCTCGACACGATCTCCAACTACGTCTCCCGCCTCGCCACCGCGGGCGCGCTCATCCCAGACGACAATCTCGACGGCTACCTGCGAGATATCGGCGGACTCCCGACCGACGAGGAAGCTGAGGTCGACTGATGCCCAACTCGTACATCGACCCGCCCGCCTCGATCGCCGAGTTCACCGGCGGCAACGAGCAGATCGTCACCGGCAGCTCGGTCCTGTACGGGATCGTGCTGTGCGACGAGGGCGCGGCGAACGTGAAGGTCCACCTCCACAACGGCACGTCGACGTCGGGCGAGCACGTCGCCGCTCTCGACATCTCCTCGAACGGTGCCGGGACGATCTGGTACGGACCGAACGGCGTCCACTGTCCCGACGGGATCTACTGCGAGGTCATCACCGGGACCGCTGTCGGTTCGGTGTTCTATTCGCCATGACCATCCGGGTCGACATGGGCGACCGTGATCCTGGCCAGGTCTACAAGAACCACCGCCCCGAGTTTCGACCGGTCGACTCCGACAAGCTCTACGGCTCCGAACGCACCATCGCCACGGCCGTCGGGAAGATCGCGGACGCCATCCCGACCGACCTGCTCGTCGACTACATCTACGACCGAGTCACGATCGCCACGCTCACCGCTCGCATCGCAGAACTCATCACCGACGACCCCGACATCCTCCAGCGTCCGATCTTCGCAGCGTTCCAATCAGGCGCACAGGACGCCGCCGAGCAGCAACGCCGCGACGTCAATCGAGTCCTCTACGACCTGGGGTCGCCGGTCATGCTGCGCTCGACCGCGGAACTCCGCAAGGCGAAACGCGAGGTCATATGGGACGCCGACCTCCGAACCTTCGACCGCACCGACCCGAACGCACCCGGCCGCATCTACGCCCGCTTCCGTTCCGAGTCCATCCTCGACGACCTGACCACCACAGTCCGCACCTCGATCGAGACCGCCATCACCGACTCGTTCACCGTGTCACAGTCGTTCACCACAGGACGCACCGTCACCGGCCTGACCCCGCAACAGACCGCCCAGACCATCTACGCCATCCTCGACGACATCTCCCCGACCCGCCCGACCGGTGCCGACCTCGCCGCCCGCTACGTCGGCCACACTCGAGGACTCACCGACCGATACACCGCCGCGGTCATCAAGCACGGCAACGCGATCGCGTTCGAGCAGATCGCCGCAGGCCAGCGACCGAGCGTCGCGCTTCGCGTCGCCGAGCGAGCGATGCAGCGATACGGGGATCGACTGCGTCGGTCACGCGCCCGAGCGATCGCTCGCACCGAGATCGCCTACGCCCAGAACGCGGGCATCCAGTACCAGAACCAGCTGCTGATGGATTCGGGCGTCGTCGCACCCGAGTCGCAGAAAGAATGGATCACTGGCCCGTTCGACGTGTGCAACATTTGCGTCCCCCTCGGCGGCACGCGGGTCCCGCTCGCTGGTGACTTCTTCTGGCCGAGCGGATCAGGCAACCCGCCCGCCCATCCGAACTGCCGATGCAAGACCCGCGTCGTGCCGACGATCGGCGAGCCACCTGTGCGGGTCGGTGCTGGCACCATCACCGACCCGTTCCGCTACCAGTTCGCCGACGGCTGGATCGCGCCGATCAACCCCGTCTCGTAGTCCTCTACTGACACGTCGAAACTCGCCACCTACACTCGACGACGTGCAAGCGCATCAACTCGTAGATCTCGAACTCGACGAGGTGTCCGGGGTCGACCACCCCGCCTCCCTCGTCGAAGGCTGGCTCGTCATGAAAGCCGACGACCCGATCTCCGACGCGTTCGCCGACCTAATCACCGACCAGGAGATGGACCCCGTGGAAGACACCCACGTGGCCGAGCCGGTCGACGAAGCCCCGGTCGCTGACGAAGCGTTGGCGAAGGAACTCGGCGATCTGCGGAAGGCCCTCACCGACATGACCGCCCACTTCGAAAAGGCTGCCGCCGAGCGTGACGCGCTCGCCGAGACCGCCGACATCGAGAAGGCCGCCGCCAAGGTGGCCGGATGGGATCAGGTCCCCGGCATGACCGACGACTTCGTCCCGGTGCTGCGCTCGCTCGATGACGAGCAGCGTGACGCTGTGGCCGCCGTCTTCGACGCTTGCCAGATCGCGTTCGCCGAGGCGGACGTCACGAAGGAACTCGGCACCGACGCTCCCGGCGACGGCGACGCCCTGTCCACCATCGAAACCCTCGCCAAGGGCCTCGTCGCCGAGGGCAAGGCGAAGAATATTCATCAGGCGATGGCGGCCGTGGCTGCCGATCGTCCCGACCTCTACGCTGACTACGTCGGCGGGAAGGGCTGAGGCTCATGGCATACGAGTCCCCGCAGATCAACATCGGCACGCTCACCGCTGCCGCTGACCTCTCCGGCAAGCAGTACCACTTCGTGAAGCTCGCAAGCGAGTCGACCGTCAACGTCTGCTCCGCCGTCACCGACGTCCCGATCGGCGTCCTCCAGAACACCCCGGCCTCGGGCGAGAGCGCCCAGATCACCGTGTTCGGTCTTTCGAAGGTGTCCGCCGACGCCACGCTCGCCGCGGGCGACGTCATCGGCACCTCGGCGGACGGGCAGGCACAGCCGCTCACCGTCGGCACCGAGACCACCGTCTACACCTGCGGCCAGGCCATCACGGCCGGAGCCGCTGGCACGCTCCAGACCGCATTCATCAACATCTCGAACGGGAGGGCTAGCTGATGCCTCAGCCAACTCAATCCGACGTCCATGTCGACGCGATCCTCACCGGCATCTCGGTCGCCTACATGCAGGAGGCGGACCACTTCGTCGCTGGCAAGGTGTTCCCGAGCGTTCCGGTGACGAAGCAGTCCGACAAGTTCTTCACCTACACGCAGGCCGACTTCTTCCGCGACGAGGTCCAGTACCGCGCCGACGGCACCGAGTCCGCCGGTTCGGGCTACGGCCTCTCGACCGACAGCTACTCGGCGAACGTGTGGGCGCTGCACAAGGACATCGGCGACCAGACCCGAGCGAACGCTGACGCCCCGCTCAACATGGACCAGGACGCCACCCGCTTCCTCGCCCAGCAGATGCTGATCCGCCAGGAGCGCGACTGGGCGACCAACTACTTCGGCACCGGCATCTGGGACACCGACATCACCCCGTCGACCCTCTGGTCGGCCTCGGGTTCGGACCCGATCGGCGACGTGCAGGCGGGCATCAACACGATGCTCACCAACACCGGCTACCGCCCGAACGTCGGCGTGTGCAGCTATGCGGTCTTCTCGATCCTGAAGAACCACACCGACATCGTCGAGCGCTACAAGTACACGACCAGCGAGTCCATGACCACCGACCTGATCGCTCGGGTCCTCGGTCTCGACGAGCTGCACGTCATGGGCAGCATCGTCAACTCGGCGGACGAGGGTGCCACGGCGTCCTACGCCCAGATCGGCGACAAGGACATGCTCCTCGCCTACGTCCCGGCGTCCGCCGGTCTCATGCAGCCCTCGGCTGGCTACAACTTCTCCTGGACCGGTCTCGCCAACAGCGGCGGCATCGGCACCTCGACGAGCGTCAGCCGGTTCCGCATGGACCACCTCCGCGCCGACCGCCTTGAGATCCAGTCCGCCTGGGACTTCAAGGTCGTCTCCAGCGCCCTCGGGTACTTCTTCTCGAACTGCGTCGCCTGACGCTTCGGGTAGTTTCCACACCCAACACCAACAGCCCGCCCGGTTTTCGTTCTCCTTTCCGGGCGGGCTGTTGCGCGTCTCTGCTGACGCGTCCGGCGTCGTGGCGTAGGATGACCGCATGACGTGGACCTACTCCGGAGACCCGGCAACGAACGCACGCGACTCGATCCGGTTCTTGGTCGGCGACACCGACACGAACGACCAGCTCGTCTCCGACGAGGAGATCGCCTGGACCAACTCGCAGGTCACCGGCTCCGACACCGCGACGACGGACCTCTACACCGTCGCCTACCGGGTCATGCTGGCGATCGCCTCGAAGTTCAGCCGCCTCGCCAACCAGGCGATCGGCGACATGCGCGTCGACCTGTCGCAGAAGGCCGACAACGCCCGCACCCAAGCCGAGCAGCTTCGGGTCCTCGCCGGACGTGAGAACCTGGTGCCGGTCCCGTACGCCGGAGGCATCTCGGTCTCGGACAAGCGGATCGACCGCGACAACCCGAACCGGGTCGACCCGTTCTTCACCTCGGGCCAGTTCGCCAACACGTCGGACTACGGCGCAGGCCCAGCACGAGCCGACGCCGGGATCGACGACGACACCCTGTCATGACCGGCGCAGCCTCGTCCGATGTGTTCGCCACGGCGCTCCGGGTCAACATGACGCCGCAGCAGGTCAGCACGCGCACGACCTCGACGCTGAACAACTACGGCGAGGCGACGTTCACCGGCGACGCCACCACCTACGACTGCTACATCGAACGGACCCTCGACCAGCCGCCCGGTGTGAACGCCGACGTGACGGTCGAGTACAAGGTCTTCATCCCGGACCGGACGCTGTCGATCGACACCGGCGACGAGATCACCCTCCCGGCTCCGGTGTCCGGCACTCGCCTGATCGTCGCGGTCGAGACGCTCGCCGACCCGCTCGGTCAGGTCGGTCAGGTCGTCTACGTCGGGAGGACCGCACGATGAGCCGGGTCGTCTCCGACTTCGACAAGGTCGCCCGAGCGACCGACCTCGGTGTGAAGCGAGGCGTGAAGCTCGGCGTCGGTCAGATCCTCCTGGAGATCGGCGCACGCGCCGACGAGCTGGTCCCCTTCGACACCGGCACGCTGTCTCGCTCGCAGACCACCAGCGTCGAGACCCGCGGCCAGACGATCACCGGCGAGATCGGGTACGGCGGACCCGCCGCCCCATACGCCCTGGTCCAACACGAGGACGAGACGCTGTCGCACCCGCCGAAGTCGAAGGGTGGCAGCCCCGTCGCTCCCGGCCAGGGTCGAGGCCCGAAGTATCTGGAGTTCCCGTCTCGGCAGGTCGGCAAGAAAGCCGAGAAGATCATCGCCAAGGCGGTCGCTGCGTCGAAGGGCATCCGCTGATGGCTTTCCTCGACGACATCGGCACGCACCTCGCCGCCGCGACCATCCCCGCCCAAGACCTCACCCTCGGCACCAACCTGTTCCTCGGTCGCCGCCCCGACACGCCGGACACGCTCGTCGCCTTGTACGAGACCGGCGGCACCGCCCCGGAGCTGGTGTTCGGAACGAACTCGGCACCGCCCGTCGAGACCCGAGGCCTTCAGGTCGTGGCACGCGCCGCCGCCTACTCGACATCGGAGGCGCTGTGCACCGACGTCTGGGTGGCGCTGTGCCTGATCGACAACGAGACGATCGGGTCGACCCGCTACCTGTTGGCCGACCCGGTGCAGTCGCCGTTCGCTCTCAACCGAGACGACCAAGACCGGATGCTGCACGTCGTGAACTTCCTCGTGACCCGTGAGGTCACCTGACCCATACGGCGACGACGTCGAGTCGAGATGGCCCGCCGAGCTGCGCTGTTCGGCGTGCGGGAAGCTGCTCGCCGAGTTGGTGAACGCTCCCTTCCGGGTCATGTGCCCGAGGTGCCGGGAAGTGAATCTCCCCGGATAGTTGTCAATCCGTGCCGGAGTGGTGTTACACTCTCCGCATGGCAACGAACACCACCACCATCACCCGCAAGTACGAATACGCTGCCCACCTGGCCTGCGTCATCGAGAAGCTCGACGCCCTCCAGGCACGGGCCGACAAGAAGGGCCTCAACGGCACGCTCGACTACACCTGGGTCGAGGTCCCCGAGACCGACGACAACCTCGCCGAGTGGCACCTGACCCTGACCACCACCGGCGACTTCGCCCTCGGTGACTACACCCCGGTCGCCGTGATCGACTTCACCGCCATCGACACCGGCCTGGTCCTCACCATCGACGACACCATCGAGATCGGCGACGACCTCGACGCCACCCGCTGCGACCACTGCCACCGCAACGTCCGCCGCAACAAGATCGTCGTCGTCACCGACGGCACCGACCTGATCCACGTCGGCGGATCGTGCGCCCAAGACTTCCTCGGCCGGAACCCCGAGATGCTCACCTGGCTGTCCGACGCCCTCAACACGCCGGACGCCGGGACGGTCCCGAAGGTGTACCCGACCCGCATGGTCATCGCCGCCGCCATCGAGGCCTGCACCATCGGCTACCACAAGGCCAACGGCGAGACCGGCACCCCGACCAAGCAGGTCGTCCACGCCATCCTCACCGGGGCGATCGGGGGCAAGAGCTACGAGTACATCCGCAAGCAGCTCGCCGAGGCACCCGCCGCCCGCCACACGGTCGACGAGGTCATCGACTGGATGCTGAACGACTCGGGCGACGGCGACTTCGGAGCGAATATGCGCCGCCTCGCCGAGTCCGACACCATCGGCGCACGAGGCCTCGGGATCGCTTCCTACGCCCCGGCCGGTGCCGAGGCATGGCGCGACAAGATGGCCGCCGCCGCCGCCAAGCGTGCCGCCGAGGAAGCCCGCAAGGCCGAAGCCGCCCCGGTCCCCGTCACCGACAAGCGCATCCGGATCGAGGGCATCATCACCACCGTCCGCAACGTCGACACCGACTGGGGCACCACCACGAAGATCCGGGTCGAGACCGACGAGGGCTGGGCGTGCTGGGGCACCCTCCCGAAGGACTGCGAGGCCGGGTCGCCGTGGAACGAGGACGGGTCCTGGAAGGACGACGACGAGATCGAGGCCGAGGCCGGTCGTGGCGACCGGATCGCCTTCATGGCCCGCATCGAGGTCAGCCAGGACGACGACAAGTTCGGCTTCTTCACCCGCCCGACCAAGGGCGAGATCATCGCCCGAGCCGCAGTCGAGGTCGCCGCCTGATCGACACCCCGATCCCCCCGGTGAAGCCTCCGCCTCTGGCGGGGGCTTCGTCGTTCTCCTAGACTCCCCGGTAGTGCGCTGAGTCGCCCCGTGCCCCGGTGGCCTCCCTGACGGGGGACACCCATGTCCAGGGAGGCTAGATGCCACGCTACACAGTCACCGGAGGCCCGAGCGGCGACGCCGGGATCGACATCGGCGACAAGCGCTACGAACCCGGCGACACCCTCGACGCCGCAGCGAAGACCGTGAAGTGGCTCGTCGACGACGGCTACCTGACCCCGGCGGGCAAGACCGCAGCCGCTCCGGCTGACGAGGAGGAGTAGCAGATGCCCACGTTCCATCACGGCAAGTCGACGTCCGTCTACCTGGACGAGTTCGACATGAGCGCCTACCTGAACTCGACCGACATCACCCACACGCAGGACACCGCCGAGACGACAGTCTACGGGGCGTCGTCTCGGGCGTTCATCGCATCGCAGGCATCCGGCACGCTCTCGTTCGCCGGACTGATCGACGCCACCGACACCGCCGGGACGTCCGACAAGGAGTTCGAAGCGATCCTCGGCTCGGCCACCCACCCGGTGCTGACCGTCGCGATCGAGGGCGGCACGATCGGGAACCGGGCGGTCATCGCCCGAGCGAACGAGACCAGCTACACGATGGCGACACCGGTCGCTGACGTGAACTCGCTGACCGCCGACTTCCAGTGCTCCGCCGACCCGGCGAACAACGTCGACTTCGGTGTGGCGTCCGCCGTGCAGCTCACGACCGGCGCGTCGATCGCGCACGGCTCGCTCGGCAACCTCGCCTCGGTCGACAACGGCGCGTCGAGCACCAACGGCGGAGCGGCTCTGCTTCACGTCCCGGCCAACACCGTCGACGGGGCGACCACCATCAAGGTCCAGCACTCGGCCGACGACGCCGTCTGGGCCGACCTCGTCACGTTCACCGCTGTCGGTGCGTCGACCATCACTTCTCAACTGTCGGCCGTGACCGGCACCGTCAACCAGTACCTGCGGGTCACGGCCAGCACCGCAGGCTCGTCCGGAGCGATCACCTTCATGGTGTCGTTCGCACGCTTCTAGGAGGAGCGAACCATGCCCACATTCACCACCGGCAAGTCCGCCGTCTTCAAGATCGACGACACCAGCGGCAGTCTTCAGACGATCAGCGACACGCTGAACAGCGTCGACTTCCCCGAGACGACCGACACCGCCGAGGTCACAGCGTTCGGAGCGTCGTCCCGCAGCTACATCGTCTCGCTGGAGTCGGCGACCATCTCGATCTCCGGCATGTACGACGCCACCGTCGACGGCTACCTCAAGGGCGGAGCCGAACCGGCCAGCCGCTCGTTCGAGTACCAGCCGACCGGCACCTCCGGCGAGTCGAAGTACACCGGCGAGTGCATCCTCACCAACTACTCGCTGTCATCGCCCGTCGGTGACGTCGTGACCTTCTCCGCTGACTTCCAGGTCACCGGCGCAGTCACCCGAGGCACCGTCTAGTCGTGACCTCCACCCGGCACGCTCTCCCCTCCAGTAGCGTGCCGGGTGGAACTACGACAGGAGCACACCATGACCGACCTTCGAGCCGCGATCCTCGCCGCAGCCGACACCCCGACCGACACAGTCGAGGTCCCGGAGTGGGGCGTGACCGTCGGCATCCGGTCGATGTCGGCGAAGTCACGGGCCGCCGTGATGGAACTCGCCCAGCAGGGCGACGGCATCGACGCCAACAAGGTCCTCGGCATGTGGGCGCGCACCCTCCAGGGCTGCATCGTCGACCCCGAGACCGGCGACCCGATCTTCGAGACCGAAGACATGGAAGCCCTCATGGACAAGTCCGCGACCGTGATCGAGCGGCTCTGGACGATGTGCTTCGAACGGTCGGGCATGACCGAGGACAAGGTCAACGAGGCGGGAAAAGACTCCTAGGCTTCTCGGGCGGTAACCCCGAGCGCCGGTTCTACTTCCGCCTCGCCCGCGACCTCGGGATGACGGTCGGCGAACTACTCGCCCGTATGTCATCCGACGAACTCACCGAGTGGATCGCCCTCTACCGGATCGAACACTCCGAACGGGAACAAGCCGCCCAACGAGCGAAGGCTAGGAAGTAGATGGCCGCAGGCACGACAGTCGCCCGCATCAACACGATCGTCACGGCGAACACCACCCAGTTCACCGCCGCGATGAACAAGGCCCAGACGCGCGCCGGGAAGTTCGCCGCCGCCGCCGGTGCCGCTGCGAAGGCAGCGTCGGGTCCGCTCACGATGGCGCTGATCGGCGTCGGTGGTGCAGCCATCAAGGCCGCCACCGACTTCGATGACTCGATGACGAAGATCGAGTCGCTCGTCGGCATCGCCGGGGACGAAGTCGATGCGATGGCCGAGTCGGTCAAAGCGCTCTCCGGCGAGACCGCCCAGGCACCAGCGAAGCTCGCCGACGCGATGTTCTTCATCCAGTCCGCCGGTCTCCGAGGCGCGACCGCGATGGAGACTCTCGAAGCGTCAGCGAAGGCATCCGCCGTCGGTCTCGGCGACGTGACCGAGATCGCCGACCTCGCCACCTCGGCGCTCAACGCATACGGCGAGGAGAACCTGTCGGCGGTCCAGGCGACCGACGTCCTCACCGCCGCCGTCCGGGAAGGCAAGCTCGAAGCATCCGAGCTGGCCGGGAGTATGGGTCGAGTCCTCCCGATCGCCTCCGCGATGGGGGTTCGATTCGACGAGGTCGGCGCAGCGTTCGCCGCCCTGTCCCGCACCGGCACGAACGCCGCCGAGGCAGCGACCCAGGTGCGCGGCATCCTGTCCTCGCTGCTGCGACCCACCCAGCAAGCCGAGGAAGCCCTCACGGGCATGGGTCTTTCATCCGAGGGACTACGTCAACAGATCAAGGACGAAGGCCTCCTGGCGACGCTCCAGACGCTCGCCGAGGAGTTCGACGGGAACGCCGCCGCATCCGCCTCGGTGTTCGGCAACGTCCGAGCGCTGTCCGGCGTGATGGACCTCATGGGTGCGAACGTCGAGACGACCGAGGCGATCTTCGCCAACATGCGCGACACGACCGGGACGCTCGACGAAGCGTTCAGCGTCGTGTCCGACACGGCCGGGTTCAAGTTCCGACAGGCGCTCGCCGACATCCAGGAGGCGTTGGTCAGCATCGGCCAGACCGTCCTCCCCGTCGTGATGACGATGCTCGAAGGCGCTCGGTCGATGGTCGAAGCGTTCAAGGCCATGCCGACCCCGCTGAAGCTTGCGGCCGCAGCGATGGCAGCGTTCGTCGTGGCATCCGGCCCGATCGGTCAGATCGCACTCGCCGTCGGTGGCCTGCTGTACGCCTTCGGAAAGATGGGCGAGGAGTCACGTCGAGCGAAGGACCGTCAGGCGGCACTGACCGAAGAGTTCAAAGCGGCGAACGATCCGGCCGCCACGATGATCGACCGGATGACCGAACTCGCAGCGTCGATCGAGGACGTCGGCGACGAGGCCGACGACGCCACCCGACCCGTGAACAACCTCGTCGGGTCGAACCTCGCGCTCGGGATGGCGATGGACAACGAAGTCCTCCCGCTGTTCGACGACCTCGGGATCTCGATGGACGACATCGCCGCCGCTGCCGAGAACGGCTCCGACGAGTTTCAGAACATGGAGAAGCGGTTCCACACGACCGCCAACCGCGGCACCGAGCTGCGCAGGAACTTCGATCAGCTCAGCGAAGCCGAACGCAAGGTCGCCGAACAACTCGTCGCCGCATACGAGGCGGGCGACCTCACTCACGCCCAGTTCGACGCCATGCTCGACGTCGTCGACGAGACCGCTGACGCGTTCGACGACAACCGCAAGGAACTCGAGAAGCAGTCGGAGGAGTTCATCAAGTCCGCCGATGCGGTGAAGCTCCTGAACGACGCCAACCTCGACGGCGAGAAGATCCTCGCCGACTGGACCCGAGCAGGCGTGTCATACGTCGACATGGCCCGCAGCATCGACTACATCACGTCAGGCGCTGCCGACGCAGCGAACCAATACAACATCGAAGCGAAGCGCGCCGGGATCACGACCGGCGACCTCGCCGACGAACTCGAAGACGCCGAGGACCCGACGCTCGACATCGCCGAGGCGCTCGACGAAGCGACCGAGGCGGCCGAGTCGCTGGAGCAGCAGTTCCGAGACCTGATGGGCACCATCCTGTCCGAAGGACAAGCGCTCGCCGAAGCCGAGATGCTGGCGCTCGACTTCAAAGAGATCGTCGAGGACATGGGCGACAAGTCGCTGCCCGAACTCCAGCTCCAGTTCGGGCAGATGGCTGAGGACGCCGCAGCGGCGATCGGCAGGATCGTCGACGCCGGTGGTGACCTCGACGGGCCGGAAGTCAACGCAGCCTTCACGAGCTTCGTGGAGAGCATCGGTGCGATCGCCGCGGCGGGCGACGTCGCCGTGTCGGAGATCGGCGCAGCGATCGACGCGTTGGAACGGATGTCAGGCATCGAGATCCCGATCGACCTGCGGCTCAACCTGTTCGCTCAGGCCTACGGCATCACGACGGCACAGTTCGCGAACCAGCTCGGGTCGATCGACTTCGGTGCGGCGTTCGGTGCCGAGGGCGGCATCGTGACCCGACCGACCAGAGCGATCATCGGCGAGGCAGGCCCGGAAGCGGTGGTGCCGCTGGATCGCACGCCGGGATCGTCCCCGCTGCCTGCCGGGTTCGGTGGCGGAGGCGACACCCACATCACGATCAACATGCCGAGCGGCTCGAACGGCGACGACGTCGTGAGGGCCTTGCAGGACTACGTCCGGCGTCGCGGGTCGATCCCGGTCCCGGTCGGGTCGGCGAGGTACTGATGCCGCAGATCACCACCTGGCAGATCAAGGTCGGCCGATACAGCGGCGGCACGCTCACCACGACCGACCACGCCTCGCGCACCCTCGGCCTGTTCATCGACCAGCAATGCGATCCCGGCCAGCTCGGCACCGGCCGAGCCACCGTCACGCTCGACAACTCCGACGGCGAACTCACACCCGCCGGGTCCGGCACCTATGCGAACGTCGACTGGCTCACGTCCGGGCTGTTCATCGACGCCACCGTCGACAGCGTCACCAAGCCTGTCTTCCACGGCGTCATCACCGACTTCCGGCTGGAGGACGACGGCGATGGACGCAGCACCGTCACCCTCGACGCTGTCGACGTGTTTCAAGTCATCGGTCGCCAGTCATCCGAGACCTTCTCGCTCGTCGGAACGAACACCGCCTACCAGCTCTACCACATGACCAACCCCGGCTTCGGTCGATGCCAGGTCCCGACGCTCGGCCTGTCGAACATGCGGACCTACTGGCAAGAACTGAACGACCCCGCCGTCGACGTCGCCCACGACCTACCGTCAGGCACCTACGTCATCGGTGACGCCATCAACAACAACGTCATGCCGAACGGCCAGACCGTCGCGTTCCCGACAGTCCTCGACGACGACGGCACCTACTTCGTCGCCGACGCCTGGATCGGGTTCACCGTCGACGGACTCGCACGCTCGGGAGTGACCGCCACCGGCAACGTGTTCGTCTTCACCCAGAACGATCCGATGCCGACCGGCCAGATGCCATACCGGCGACTCGTCCGCGACTTCCACGTCGACCTCATCACGAACGCCGCCGAGGTCACCGCTATGAACGGCGGCACGACCCAGTCCTACAGCGACAGCGACTCGCAGGACCGCTACGGGACACGGGCGCGCTTCTACGAGACCACCTCGGTCGACGACGCTGCCGCGCTCAACACGGCGCAGCTCTGGGTCAACCGGTACTCGTACAAGGAGACGTTCGACATGACGGCGTCGTCCTTGCAGGTCACCGACTCGATGATCCAGGGACACGGCGGCGACCAGGCAAAGTGGCGCGGGCTGCTCGACGTGACCGCTGGCTGGTGGCAGACCGGCGAGGTCGCCTACACCCCGACCGGTGGCACCGCCCGCACCGACGCGTTCATCATCGCCGGACGCACGATCGAAGCGACCCCGGCCGACACCGTCGTGACGCTCAAGGTCCGGCCGCAGTCGATCTACCTCGCCTTCATCCTCGACGATGCGGACCGAGGCGTGCTCGACGCGAATAGCCTAGGCTGACGTCATGGCCTATCAAGGAACCTTCGCCGCCGGTGCCACGCTCACCGCCTCGGACCTGAACGGATACGGCAACGTCACGATCGCGAAGGTCAGCAACGTATCGGTCCCGAACTCGACCAACACGACGATCGCGTTCGACACCGAGATCGTCGACGTCGACGGCTGGTTCTCGCCCACCTCGACCAACATCACGCCCGACATCACCGGCATCTACCTCATCACCTGCAACGTCGTCAGCCTTGACTCGAACAACCGCGGCCTCGTGAACGTGCAAGTCGGCGGCGTGACGATCGCGTCCGAGGACCAGGACGGCGGTCGTGACTTCTCCGTCGCTGTTCATGCGTCGGTCACGTCCGGCCAGAACATCAACGCCATCGTGTTCCAGAGCAGCGGGTCGACGCAGACGCCGGACGTCACGCTGGGCGTGCAACTGATCCGAGCGACATGACCTTCGTCGCCGGGCAGGTTCTGACCGCGGCGCAGTTGAACGCGCTCGACATCACGTCGCTGACGGTCGACACCGACACGCTCGTCGTGGACGCTACGAACGACCGGGTCGGGATCAACACCGCCTCGCCGTCGGTCGCGCTCGACGTTGGCGGGTCGGTCGTGATCGACGACGACCTCACCGTCGACACCTCGACGCTGAAGGTCGACTCGGCGAACAACCGCGTCGGGATCGGGACCGCGTCGCCGGTGGCTGGCTTGGACGTCGCGACGACGGGCGGTGCGACGTGGACGACGAACGGCTGGGACTCGGGTCTCATGCT